GAAATTAATATTTCATCAAACTTGGGAAGAGGGCTCGTGTTACAGATGCCAGTTATTTCTTCACCAATGGATACGATTTCCGAAGGTGGGATGGCTGTTGCTATGTCAGCACACGGGGGCACTGCTATCATCCATCGTTACAATTCAATCGAAGAACAAATACGTCAAATAAAAATGGCCTATGCTTACAAAGATCGAAACATGGTCATTGGGGCAGCGGTGGGCGTATCTGGAGACTTTATTGAAAGGGCGGTGATGCTCAGTCACGAGTTTGTTAATTTTATTTGTGTTGATGTTGCTCACGGACACCACATATTAATGAAAGAGGCATTAGAAAAATTACGAACAGCGCTTGGCGATGATATACATATTATGGCAGGAAACGTCGCAACACTCGAAGGCATTAATGATCTTGCCGATTGGGGGGCAGACAGCGTTCGGTGTAACATTGGTGGTGGATCGATTTGTTCAACAAGAATACAAACCGGACATGGTATGCCAGGGTTGCAAACAATTTTTGATTGCGCTATGACCGATAGAGATGTTAAAATTATAGCTGACGGCGGCATTCGAAATTCGGGCGACATTGTTAAGGCTTTGGCCGCCGGGGCTGATGCTGTGATGTGTGGCTCTCTTTTCTCTGGGACCGATGAGACGCCAGGAAAGATTTTTAAAGATATGGACGGCACAAGCTGGAAATCATATCGAGGAATGGCAAGTAAAGAAGCTCAAGTGGATTGGCGTGGGCAATATAATTCTTTCGAGGGAGTAGCTACAAGGGTTCCCTATCGTGGAACAGTTAGAAATGTTTTGGAAGACCTGGAGCGGGGGATCCGTTCGGGCTTTTCTTATTCTGGTGCTCGCACTCTTGAAGAGTTACACCTCAAAGCCAAATTTGTGAAACAAACAACGTCGGGTCTTTCAGAAAGTCACACTCATATCTCAACGAGGAAGTGGTAATGTCCACCGAGGTAGACTATAAGAATCTCAATAAAAAGATTATGTTTAGTGACAACGGCCATCGGCATGCCAAACTAGTAATAAGATTAAAGACAGATGGCTTAACGCAAGCGAAGTTTTTTCGTCATATCGTAACGGGCTACATCGAGGGTGACGAAAGGATTATCAGTTACGTTGACGATTTTAAACCTCAATCGAAGGAAAGAAAGAAGAAATCCGAAAAGCTGCGAAAATCCGGCGCCCAAAAATTACGAGATTTTGCTTTGTCCGATGGGGAAGTGGAAAACATATTTGATATATTAGAACAGGAGTTTCCAGAGCTATGAAGGAAGATGGTTTATTGCCTTGTGCGCGGGCATGTATAGAAGAGAAAATGTGTTGTGAAGAAAGCGACTGTCGCAATTGGATTGATTATGAGGCAGAGCAAAATTGTTGTTTGATATCTACTTATGAAAACGGTCCAATGACGTTGCGAGAGGTTGCCGATAGGCTTGGAATATCCTTCGCAAGAGTCAAACAAATAGAAACCCAGGCACTAAAAAAGCTGAGAAAGCGCTGTAACATTGACGATTTGCTTTTTTAGGGTGTTTATCATTTGTGACTACTATTTATGAATGAGTTTGACTTTTAAGGAGATTTATAATGGCTCACAAGAAACTATTAACAGAAGCAGAAATTAGGCGCTTTATGAAGTTGGCCACCATCGGTCCTGTGGGCGATGATAAAATTGAGGAAATGGGTTATGGCATGCATGACATGGCTGGTGCCCGTGACGAAGAAGAAGAGTTAGAAATGGGTGCTGAGGAAGATTTACCTCCCGTTGGTGAGCCCGAAGAGCTAGAGATGGACGTTGAGGAAGAACCCGTTGGCGGTGAAGAAGATCTCGGCGGCATGGGCGAAGGCGAAAGAGAGGAGCTACTAGCGCAGGTTGTTGATGCCGTTGCTGGTGTGCTTGGCGTTGAAGCCGATGTTGAGGGTGTTGAGGGCGAAGAGGGAGACCTTGGAGAGCCCGAGATGGAAATGGACGTAGATATGGATATGGGTGCCGAAGAAGGAGGTGAAGAATTACCGGCTGAACTCCCTCCCGAAGAGGAACCCGAAGAAATGATGGAATCCGATGATGAAGAGTTAGAAGAGGAGATGGACGAAGACGCCATTGTAAATGAAGTTGCGAAGCGCGTTGCAGCCCGGCTAGTAAAAGAAAACCGCAGAGAGCAGATGGCGGATCAGTTGGTGGAAAGGATTTTTGCAAGACTAACCCAGAAATAATACTTGACAAATAGTTTCTAAGCTGTTATATTAACCACTGAGGGCGTGAATGTTCTCGGTGGTTTTTTTTGGAGGGAACCAAATGGAATTTTTTCTGTATTTCCTAGTTTTTGTTCTGGGGTATACGACGTGCAAGTTGTTTTACTTCTTGATTGGAACACGAAAGAGCATTCAAATTGTTCGATTGTCCCAATTAGTTGGTCTGTCTATTATTGCACGCTCACTTGAAAACTTCAGTCATTCAAAGTATTATGCTATGTGCACAATGAAAGAGAATGGAGAAAGCGACCACAACATAGACGCTTTTAAATACTTGCACAATGAAGAACTGGATAGATACAAGCGGAAGTCGGTTGAAGAAATTGTCAGTGTGCATGGCAAAATCTTTGATCAAGTTTTAGATTTTGATGATTGGGATTCGGCTATGAAATATCTCGAAACCAACAAGAAAGAATTTATTGACATTATGTATAGGAGCAGAGATGATTAAAAAAATATTTAAGAGTTTGCTGGGCATTCAAAAAGAAAAAAATGTTGTGATCTTGGATCCGACAGCCCTCGCGGGAGCCAAAAATACGCCCCCCGAGCCCGATATGAGAATCATGGGACTCTTCAGCGACGTTGACGAAGAGAAGGTGGGAGAACTGGCACACTCGCTCCTGTATATGAACGAAATGAATAAGCTAACAGCAAAAGAGGAAGACCGCAAGCCAGTTGATTTTTATGTTTCAACGTATGGTGGCAACGCAGATGATATGTTTGCCCTTTATGACGTGATGCGCCAGATCCGAGTCGAGACGGAAATACACACAATTGGCTTGGGCAAGGTTATGTCAGCGGGTGTGCTGCTCCTCGCCGGGGGAACAAAGGGTAAGCGTAAGATTGGTAAAAACTGTCGCGTGATGATTCACTCTGTTATCGCTGGCAACCATGGGAACGTTCACAACCTCGTCAATGAAATGGAGGCAATCCAAGACCTACAAGAAATGTATGTTAATTCGTTGGTAGAGGAAACAAAAATGACCAAATCTCAAATGAAAAAAATGCTAGAACGTAAAGTGAACGTCTATTTATCAGCAGAAGAAGCAATTGAATTAGGAATTGCTGACGAAATCATTTGACAAAACCCCCCCAAGCGGTTATAATAATATATATACAGAGGTGTTAGTTGAGCAGAGCATATGATGACAATCAAACCCTTCAGCAGAAAATAATGAAGGGTGCTAATATTTTAGCAGACAATGTGGCATCCACATTGGGACCAAGGGGAAGAAATGTTCTTCTCCAAGAAGCAGAGAAGGATCCATTTATCACAAAGGATGGTGTAACAGTTGCACAATTTGTGGCATTGGAGGATCCTTTTGAAAATGCGGCTGCCAGAGTTATTAGGCAGGCAGCCATCCAGACAAATAATGATGCGGGCGATGGAACTACCACTTCTACGGTGTTGGCTCGTGCTATCTTGCGGGAAGCACAGCGCTATGTAGTGTCGGGTGTTTCACCTATCGAGCTACAGCGAGGGATAATGCTGGCGGTTAAGCAGATTACTGCCAAGCTGACGGAAATGTCTACCTCTATCACAAGTATTGATGATATAGCTCATATTGCCACAATTTCTGCTAATAATGATAATTCAATTGGTCAATTAATATCTTTGGCCGTAGATAGGGTAGGACAAGATGGATCAATTACAATCGAAGAATCTAGATCGGTCGAGACTTCACTGGATGTTACAGAAGGCTTTCGGTTTGATGCTGGTTATTGCGCGGGAGCATTCATTACAGATGATCGGCGCGGTGTTATGCATTATGATGATCCATTGTTCCTTGTAACAGATCATAAGATTTCAAGTGTAGAACAGATTTTGCCGCTTCTTGAAATGATCGCAAGAGAAGGAAGGCCGCTGGTTATTGTAGCCGAGGACTTGGAGGGTCAAGCCCTGGCAGCGATGATTATGAATGCGATGCGGGGGACCATGAAAGTTGCGGGAATCAAAGCCCCGCGATATGGAGAAGAAAGGCGGAACATCTTGGACGATCTTGCCACTTCGACTGGCGCAACTTTTATTACTCGCGAGAGTGGAACTAAATTACAAGATGTAAAAATGTCGGAATTAGGAACGGCAAAATTTATCGAGAGTGCTAAATATAACACAACTATTGTTGGCGGCAACTGTGATTTTCACGAAATTGATAAGAGGATTGAGGCGTTAAAAAACCTCATACAGCAGACTGATTCAATTCAAGAGTGCGAAAGAATTCAAGAAAGAATTGTTCGACTTGCGTCGGGTGTTGCCGTTATCCGTGTTGGTGGAGCAACAGAAGTTGAGATGACTGAGAAGAAACACAGAATTGAAGATGCCCTGGAGGCTGTTCGTTCAGCACAAGAAGAGGGTATTGTTTCCGGTGGGGGTATTGCCTTGTTACGTGCCGCGAATAATATAGAGATTGAAGCTGAAGCTGATGAGCAAATGCTCGGTGTTTCTATTGTTAAAGAGGCATGCAGAGAGCCGTTGCGACAAATGGCGCTGAATGCTGGGGAATCACCCGACTTGATTATTTCATCTGTTTTGTCAGCAGGTGAGAATGAGGGGTGGGACTTCCGCTTAGGAAAACTGACAAACTTGATGGAGAGTGGTATCATCGATCCCGTAAAAGTAACACGAACGGCACTACAAAATGCTGCTAGTTGTGCGGGGACACTAATTACCACTAATTTTGGTATTATACAGGTGTAAAATTATGAATGATGGAGATTTAGGATATGTTCCACAGGGAGTAACGCTGGTAAAACATGGAACTGAAAGATGGACCTCCCCGGTTGGCTATTTTAAAACACAAAAGCCGATCAGCGTTGTTGTGCTGGAAGAGAAAAGTGACCTGTGGCTCAATGTTTATTACAAGGGCGAAAAATGGTCAATAATGAAAAACGAGATTTATCCATTGGAGGACAAGAGTGTTGGTTAAGCTAACGGAAGTGTATGGCAATTCAAATGCCGCGACAAATTATTTATCAAACAAAAAGACATATTCTCTCAGAGAGATATATGTTAATCCCAAACATGTTGTGATGATTCGAGAAGAAAATGCAATTAGACGTCTAAATGAAAACCAGCCGATATCGGCTGACTTGGACTCAAACCATCGGTTCTCAAAGATTACAGTCAATCGGGGAGCCGGTAACACTGATTTTGTGGTGGTGGGGGCTCCAGAATATATTGGGCAAACACTAAACAAAAATCAAAAAGAATTACTGAGAGGATAGAATGGGCGAAAGAGTTAATATTCAATATTCGGTTGATATGGATGATTTGCCAAGTGAGATTGTCCGCTTGGTCGCCCGCGCAATTGCGGATTTAAACGACGTGGCGTCCGCGACTTCCGAACAAAACATAAACACTGATGGCGTTTTATCACTTAGGACAATTCAAGTGGTCGAAGAGGTTCGCCAAGAATTAGCCACTATTGATGTTAGGCTGGGGGACATAATCAATCTCATAAATGGCTATGTTACCTATAAGAGTGATTTAATCAATCAACAGCAAATTGCCAATTTGACACCAGCAGAAGATGAAAACACCGATTAAAGATAGTTTAAATTTTAAGAGCATCAACCTTATAAAAGAGCTTATACCAGCGAACAGCATTGTAAGTTCTTATTTGCTTTTTTCTGGTGCTGTTGATTTTGGTCTCGCAGCCGACAAAAGACACGTCATCTCGCATACAGACAGATATTGTATCTATGAATTTTGGAATTGTATAAACGATGATCCGAAAAAAGTAGCCGATATTGCAAGATATGTTTATAATTTGTTGTGCAAGGTTCCTTGA